ACAATAAAATAGCTATGTATCTGATGGCTAAAGGGCCACAATAATACACAGCGGAAAAGATCCGCAAGGGAAGTGTAGATATAAGTATAGGAGCAACACCTGAAACAACTAGGTTAATGCCTGTGAAACAAGCTGAAAGACAAGGCTTTACAATTTTGGAAAGAGGTATTGGATCGCTTGGAGTTGCAGCTAGAGTAAAAGTACCTGCCGTAGAAGGCATAACACACAATATAAAGATAGATAAAGAAGCTTTGAAAAGACTGATAGGTTTGTATCCACTAATATCAGAGGAAAGGTTAAATGAGATCAAAGCTGGGGTAGAAAGTTACGAGCCTGAAAAAGAACTTTACGAAGCATTGTTTGATGTTACTCTCACCGAAGGTGATGAGGGTGACGAAAAAACATTAAGAGAGTTCATAGACGCAAACACAAAGCTATTGAATAAATTTAAAAAGTAACATGAAGTTAGAAAACTACACTCCAAACTTTGAGGCTGATCCCGATCAAATACAAGATTCATTAGGCGTAAGCGATTATGTACTTGATGCGTTTGGTAGCATACCAGCTGGACTTGAAGACCTAGCTCATGGTGTGTATAACTTAGGAGATTTCTTATCGTTTGATGTGTTACCTGATTGGGATGAAGAGCGATTCTTTCAGCGTCCTAAGACACTAGCTGGTGATTTAACAGCTGCTTTAGTACAGTACGCCGTGCCGTTTGGTTTCATTGGTAAAGGATTAAGTAAGGCAGGTAAACTAGCTAAAGTATTTACTAAAGGTAAGAAACCAGGATCAGTGTTTGATTTAAAACCACAAGGATTTGTAGCTGCTGATGTGGCTACTAACTTCATAGCGTTTGATGGACAACAAGAAAGACTTTCTAACCTTTTAAAAGAAGTAGATAATCCAGCATTCAACAACGCAGTAACTCAATACTTAGCTGCTGATCCGGACGACGCAGAGTTGGAAGGTAGGATGAAGAATGTATTGGAAGGTGCTATGATTGACGCTGGTGTTGGTGCGTTATTCAAGTTGTTTTCTGTAACTCTTAAAGCTTCTAAAAGATTTACCAAAGAAGTAGCTGGTGGTGCTAATAAAGAAGATGCTGCTACTACAGCTATGATGCAGTATCAAGATGACGCTAAAGGTCTTAATATTGTTGGTGATATAGACAGTCAGATGCAGTTTGCAAAAGACAGAGCAGAGACTGACGAGTTGTACCGTATGGTAGGTGGAGACCCAGAAGATATTCCAGAGGTAGATTTGCGTACTATAAACTGGGATGAGGTAGACTTAGAAGAAGCTGTTGATGTTGCTCCGGCTGTGGCACGGGAAGAGCTAGAAGCTATTGAAGCTGGCGGTAGGTTAGTAGACGAAGTGGAGACTGCTACTGCTATTGTTAAAACTTACGAGATGCCTGGTGGTAGTACAAAAACCATAATGGTTGATAAAGCTAATCCAGAGCGTGTGTTTGATTTTAGTCCACAGTTTACAGCTGATCTAGATACTAAGTTTGGTGTTAAGTCTGATGTAGGTCAGCAGTTTAAAGAACAGACCCTTATTGAAAATGTAGGTAAGCGTACACAAACCGAAAACGCTGTCACTGCACGAGAAGCTTTACAAGACTTATCCGAGCGTACAGGAGGTGATTTAGGTGAGTTTACTCCAGTTCTTAAAAGACTATTGGAACTAGGTGAAGATACAGGTATAGGTGCTAGGATTGAACTTAGAGGGTTTGCTAGTAATTTACCAGAAGGTTTACCTAGCGGTTCCTTTTACGAGTCAGGTAGAAGAAGAATTGTGTTAGATGCTAACGGTAGGATATTTAATAACAATCCTGTTTACACTTTACTACACGAAGCTACACACGCTGTTACTGTTGATAATGTAGTTAAGTACTTTGATGCTAACGCCTTTAACAAGATCGATATAAACGATATAGGAGCTAGAGCAGCAGCTATTGATGAGGTGTTGAAAAGAGCTGATTTACCTAAGCCAATCGCAGACATGTTTCGCATGTTTAAGGCAGTGGATGGTATGCGGGATGATATAGTTAAAGCAGGTGCTGGTTCTGATTTGAATTGGATAAAGAACCCAGCTGAGTTTATGTCTATGGCTTTTGCTGACCCAGCTTTACAGAAAGCTTTGAAGGGTCCGAAGTACAAAAGAATTTGGGAGAGTATTAAAAACTTTGTTAGGAAACTTTTAGGTAGGGAAGTAACACCAGATTTAGCGGACAAGCTGATTAGTACTGTAGGTGAGATAACACAGATGCGTTTACCCACAAGAAGAGGTAGAGGGGTTGACTTGCTGCCTGACCAACCTATTAGGAGAGGTAATTTAGACGAAACCGTACAAAAGATGGTTAAGGATGCTGACACTTCTTCGTTAAAAATTGGTGGAGAACAAGCAGTAAAAGGATTAGCTAGACAAGCGGGTAAGTTACCTGAAGGATTACAAGTAGATGGATTAGCTCAATTACTGGACGCTGTATCTGATGAGATACTAAAGGATGGTAAGATGATGAATGTACTGTCCGAGCAAGGTCTTGAAGATGGTGTTATCATGGAGTTAGCTAACCTGTTAGGAGCTGACGGTAAGTACATGAATGGTCTTATAAAAGCTGCTGAGAATGACCGTGTAACATTGCGTCGTATAATGTCCAGAATGGCAGGTCTTAAAAAGTTAGCACTTGATAACGGACAAGAGATAATAAATACAGCTAAGAACTACAAACAAGGTGCTGCTAAAATGATGCCGGAAGAACGGGAGATCATGGAAGCTCGTTTGAAAGGATTGTTAGAACAACAATTACATATACAAGCGGGACACTCCGGATTAGCTAGTGGGTTTGGTAGAGGTCTGAAAAGCACACAGATGGGTAGCAAGATTACTCTAAGTGAAGCAGAACTCAAGAATGCACAACTCCGACAAGAATACCTCAGTAAGAAGGGTGGTATGACTATGGATCAAATAGTCGAAGGCATCTTGATTGCTGAACAAAATGGAGGAGATGATCTGTTTGCTGCTGTTATCGGATTGAATAAACAAGTCCGTGGTTCTGCTGGCGGTAAGATGTTAGACATGGTACAGGAGTACTACAAGAACGCACTGATGTGGGGACCAAGAACACTTACAGTCAACTACATGGGTACAGGTATTGCTCATGTGTTAAAGAACTTTGAGAGGTCTATCGGTGGTTGGTTAAGTTCTGATCCAGCTGTTAAGCAAGCAGTAGCTAACCAATGGGGAGAATCTCTAAGTCTTATTGAAAGTTCACACTTCTTACTAAAAGCTTGGCAGACAGGTGGTCAGTTTATTGGAGATGCTGGTTCTGCTTTTGTTGAAGGTACAGGATCAAGTATTGGTTCTATAACAGGTAAGAATGTACAGCAGGTATTAGGTAATGAATTGTCTGACGGTATGAAGTTAGCTATTGATTACTTTGGTAATGCAGTAAGACTACCTAATCGATTCAACCAATCTGTTGACCAGTGGTATAAGTTCTTACAGTACAAAGGACGCTCACTTGCTCAGTTAAAACTTAAAGCTTACGAGCTAGGACTAAGAGAACCGAAAGAGATAGCGGAATACGCACACGATGCTTTTGAAGCATTAGTTACCAGATCAAACAGAAACTTTTCAGAACAAGCATTGTTTAGGGAAGCTGATGAATTAATACAAGGACCCTTCCAAACACCTGCTGATAAGTCAAAAGCTGTAGCAGATTATGTACAAGGAGAGAGAGCTAATAGATTAGAGAAAGCTAGACAAGCAGGACTGGTGGATGAAAACCTAGATGATAACGCAGCGATGATGCAGTTAACAAAGGATTACATTGATCCTAATATTAGAGCTGCTGAAGAAGTTACATTCTCTGGTGAGTTGGGACCATTAGGTGCTGCTGTACAAAATTTAGTTACTAAATCAAAAATAGGATTCCTTGTAGCACCTTTTGTTAGAACTCCTACAAACATATTAAAGTTTTCGTTTGATCGTTTATTAGCCCCTCATAGATTAGGGCTTAACAAACTAAGAGCTACTGAGGCTTGGGCTAAACTAGAACCAGGTTACAAAGCTACTATAGATGCTCTCGAAAGCGGTGGTATAAAGGGTATGGAGAATGCCCGGAAAAGTATACTTGAGCAGATGCGGGCTGTTAAAGCAGACGGTACACCAGACGAACTTGTTAGAGCAGAAGCCAGAGGTAAAGTAGCTTTTGGTACTATGTTAAACTCTGCTTTATTCAGTGCTGTGTATATGTTTGGGGATCGCATAAATGGAGGTGGTCCTGAAGATTTTAAACAAAGACAAGCTTGGTTAAACGCAGGTAATCTTCCGTACAGTATTAAAATGCCAGGTACTGAAACTTGGGTTAGCTATCAAAGACTCGACCCGCTTGCCACTATGATTGGTGTATTTGCTGACATCAAAGATTTAGCGGAAGATAACAAATTAAATGGTGTGAACGAAAGTTCATTAGAACACCTTATGTCTGTTTTGTTTTTCACAGGTGTACGAAACTTCACCAATAAATCATATTTATCAGGAGTAGACCAAACTCTATCGATGCTTAAAGGTCAGACCCCTGTTGGTAAATACGCTGGTGGTATGACTGCTGCATTTCTTCCTAATATCTTAGCTCAAGGACAATCTATAACAGGCGATCAGGAGTTAAAAGAAATCAGAGGGTTTGCAGATATAATACTTAAAAAGATACCTGGCGTTACTATGGATTTGAAAAGAACACCACTTGGAGAACCTGTAGTACAAGAATACTTTGATGGTGTAGCTGGTATATTAAATCCTTTAAATCCTATAGCGTTTGGTTTTGATAATAAAGATATAGCAGCTAAAGAGTTAGGTAATGTAGGACATGGTTTCTCTATGCCTTCCACTAAGTTAAGAGGTGTTATAGAACTTACGGATTATACAGGACCAAACGGTAGAAGTGCTTACGACAGGTGGTTGGAATTATCTTCTCAAGTTAAATTGAATGGTATGACCATGAAACAAGCGTTAACTAAGTTGATAAAAGATAAAAGATACCAAGCACTTGATCCTAAGTCTTTTACAGGTATTCCTAGTCCAAGAGTTAAATACCTAACTAGAATTATTTCAAGATACAGAAAAGCTGCACAATTTCAAATGTTAGAGGAATTTCCAGAGATTGCTGAACTTAACAGAAATGTGGCAGCAGGTATACGATCTGGGGTTCCAAGAGAAGATGTGCTTGAACTCCTACCTCAATAGTTAATAATATATTATCATGGCAATTACCTTCGTAGACTATGCAGCGGACCCCGCTCAGACTGACTTTCTTTTTACCTTTGACTATCTTGAGGATGAACATGTAGTAGTTACAGTCGATGGTGTAACGCAAGAGTTAACAACTAACTACACTATTGATTTAACTTCTACTAAAAAGATAGTTCTTAGCAGTCCAACAACCCCGATAGCGGGTGGGGAGATAGTTCGAATACAAAGAAAATCAGCTCCAGACGAAAACCTTGTAGACTTCCAAAACGGTTCAGTACTTACTGAGAGTGAACTAGATAGAGCATATCTACACAACCGTTATCTTGCTGAAGAAAGTTCTGAACAGAACGATATATCCCTGCGAGTAAAAACTGGTGCTACTGGTTCCTTCGATGCAATAAATAAAAAGATAGTTAATGTCAGTGACCCTACAATCGCACAAGACGCAGCTACTAAGAACTATGTAGATACACAAGATGCGTTGAAGGTAGCTAAGCTGGTGATACAATGTCCGGTGATCTAGCGATGGGTGGTAATAAAGTAACTGGATTAGGTGCTCCTACTAGCGGAACTGACAGTGCTACTAAGACTTATGTAGACGATACAGTGGCAAGTGTTACTGCTGGTACTATACCAGATGGTTCTATTACTGGAGCAAAGCTAGAAGATTTAGCCCCTTCGCCAGCTGGTACTTATACAAATTCAGATATAACTGTAGATGCTAACGGACGGGTCACTGCTGCTTCTAACGGGACTAGCGGAGGAGTAACTTCTGTTGCTACAGGCACGGGACTTACAGGTGGTCCTATTACGACATCAGGTACAATATCTATAGACGCAGGCGGAGTTGATACTACACAGTTAGCTGACAGTGCTGTAACTACGGATAAAATAAATCTGAGAGCGGTGACCCATGAGAAGCTACAACTCGTAGGTAACATGACAGTGTTAGGCAATGTTTCAGGTAGTACCGCTAGTCCGTCAAGTGTAACTCTTTTGGATGAAGATGCAATGACATCTGATTCTGATACCGCACTTGCTACACAACAAAGCATTAAAGCGTATGTGGATAGTCAGGTATTATCTAAGTACGATAGCGGATGGTTTAATAACAGCGGTTCAGGTTTATCAAACGGAAGTGGTTATTCTTTTTCGCATACTTTAGGAACTACCGTAGCTGTTGGAGCTGTATGGATGGCTAAAGATGCTAATGGCACAGATGCTGTTAAAGTTGATTCAGTGATGTTTCAAGAAACTCCCACCAGCTCTACTATTGAATACGGAGTTATGTTAACTTCTTTTACAAATTCAAGCGTTACAGCACAATTATCAGCTTCTGGGTGGACACTGTGGGATACTGGAGGGAATCGAGACTCAGGCAGCTGGGGAACTACATACACACACATTAAAGTAGTACTAATTGGATAACCATGATTGAATCTCTATCCGGTCTTTTAAACACCGCTCTAGCTATTGCCCTTGGAGTTATCGGTTGGATTATTAAACGCATGATCGAACGGTTAGACCTTGGTGATAAACGGATGACTAAGATAGAGGTAGAGTTAGCTGCT